AATTCTATTTCCCCGTGTCTTTGGAATGAATATCCATTAGTGGCGTCGACATACCAATCAACAGTTACTTCTTCGTTTATTCCAGGTTCAACGTTTATTTTGAAGGAATTCGACTTTTTATTAGTATAAAAGACATTTACGTTTTTATTAGGAATAAGTTGTATAGCATAACTTTCGTCTGGAATTGCGTTTTCAAGAGTTACGTCAATGACACTTTCAATAGTGTCGCCCCTTAGCTTTACTTGTCCTCTTTGTCTGTAACCACTTTCTGGTTCAGAAGGAACGGTGTCGTTTTCAAAGTAATTGAACACAGACCAAGATACTTTACCTTGGAAGTCTAATTCAGCTTTTACTTCAAATCCATTAGGTCCCAAATTGTCGTACCAAACTTGTACGTTTTCATTTGGTGTCAATTGAACCATGTAATTTGAAATATTACCGTCAACTGTTACTGAAGTTGGTATTGGTTGGTTGAAAACTACCGGAACACTAATAAGCTTCTGCTGGATAACTCTTGTTGCGGTCCAAGATACGTAACCTTCATATTGAGTATTAGGCTCAACATATGCGTTGAATCCGGAAGTTGTCTTATTTGCCCACCAAGTTCTTACGTTATTGTCGGGAGTCAAAGCAATATGATACTCAACGTTAGTTTCGCCTTCTGCTAATTCAAATGGCGCACTAAATGTTATCTTCTGTACTGTTTCCCCGCTCTTGAAGAATACTCTACCTGCCTTTTGTTCAGATGTTGTTGCTGGTGGCGTCTTAGATACTTGGAAATCACCAAATTTCTTACCTGGATTCTTTTTTATTGAAGTAGTATTTGTTTCCGGGTCAGCAAATTTAGTATTAATTTTAGCTATAGTTATTTGATTTGCTATTGGGGGATTTGAAGTGACTTCAAGACGAGCACCATAGTTATTAGCTTGATCGTTTTCGTCTTCTATGATGAGATTTACGTTATATTCCAAAATAGCAGCATCAAAGAAGTCCTTTGGGAACTTCTGAGAGTAAATAGTTCCACTTGTAAACGTAAATATTCTTCCGCCCATCAATACGCTAAATGGTTCAGAATTGCCGTCTTTATTGATAACTAACTTGATACGCTCTACAGCATCTGATCTTTCCGCTAATTCATCAAATTCCCACGCAACGCTTTCGAGATTTATGAGACCCAAACAACCAACGTAGAAACGACTAAAAGTTTCCATTTCTTCAACACGTAAAGTGTAGAAATTTCCAGTTTCATCTGTAGGTTCAAGAACAAAAGAGCAAATAATGTCGTTCTGCTTATCACCTAATGAGTTTATGTTCTCAACAATAGTCATATATGGTGAAGCGGTTGCTCTGTCATAATTGAATACAAGGTAATAAGTGACATTTGGTAACATTGCGCTACCATATTCAACCGTATTTACTGTCTTAGTGAATGGCTGACCAACGCTTTGTGAGTTAGATGGGTCCGAAGCTGGGTAATTTTCAGTGTCAAAACCATGATATCCGTCTTCGCTTGTCTTAACTATAATAGAAAGTGGTTTTTGTAGACTTAATGGTAACGCAATACCGGTAGGATCAATAACAACTTCGCCGGTATCAGACAAATCAGCAGTGAAAAACGATCGAGGCGCAGTAAATGGTAAAGAATACCCTTTATATGTCAAGTCTTCTTCTTGAACAAAGTTAACACCATATGACTTTACCATATGAGTTATAGGAGTAGGATTAGTAAAGGAGAAGTCTTCACCAGTCTTGGTTGGTTGGGACGATGGGAAAATGGAATATGCTGGGATTTCTATGAATTGATTTTCTTTACCGTAAACGTATTCCGGATTCAATGAGCCAATAACGTCAACATTTGCTGAAATCTTTCCTCTTGGATCATAACGAAGCATTTGAGCAATCTTGTTGAGATTCTTATACTTCTTTGCTGTTGGTAAGAATACTTCATTTGCTGCAGAATTGATATAATAACCAAATAGAGAACCTATGTAAGAAGAAATATCAACCCAAGTTCTTATGTTTGAGGCAACGTATTCGGCGTCCTTGAACGAATTAGTTTCTTGGAGATATCCAATGAGTTCTTGTCTAAGAACATCAAAGTCATAGCTTGTATAATCAATAGTTCTTTTTACAGTGTTATTGTTACTCATTTTTATAATCTCTGTAATGTTATTGTGACCGTATCAATCTTTTGTATTTCTCTAATTCTGTAAACCACATCAACCGCGTAACCTTCATTTTGATTATCTAAAGTCACTTTTATGTTGAGTAAGTCTACTCTTGGCTCATAGGTAGAAATATTATATTCAATATCTTTACCTATTTTCATGCCCGTTTCTGGTAAAAACGGCTCAAACAAGTAAAAATTAACATTACAACCAAAATCTGGTTCAAATATACGACTACCTTTTGGAGTATTTATGATAGTTCTAATTGATTGTTTTATCGAATCTTGATTCGTAACAGTAGTCAAATCGCCTAATTGGTTTAATATTGGCGTATATGACAGATCAGAATAGATTTCTACTTCTTGTTTCGCTGGCATTGATAAACTCCAGCCAGTATTTATACTTTTCAGCGTTAGTTGTCTTGATCGCTAACTTGAGATTCCGTTGCCGAAATTGTCTTACTACTTCCACTTTCTGCGAACTGTTCTGCAGGTGGAATTTGTACAGGAGTAACAGGCTGAACGCTTGGCGGACTTGCTGTGCCACCAGAGGCAGACGAACCCATATTTACTTGCCCTTGAATTTGAACAGAAGTACCGGAAAGTCCTATTTGACTAGATTGTACATTGGCGGCTCCTGGTGCCAAAGAAATTCCAGATCCGCCGCCTGATAGCAAAACGCCAGAGTTTGCTTGGACATCTACCGACGTGGTGGCTGTTACTGACATGGCCGCATTTGTCTGAACCGCTAAATTATTACAAGACATCGTGATGTCACCAGTAGCATTCATGTTTATATTACCAATGGAAGAAATATTAGCGTTCCCATTCGTCTTCAAATCAATATCACCATCCACGTTGGCTATCATATCACCAGTAACAGATGCGTCTAATTTTCCAGTAACCTTGGCTATTAAGTCACCTTCTGTTTCGAGTTGAGTGTTGCCACCTGTTCTGATATTACAATTACCATTTACGTCAATATTACAATGACCATTAGATGTTATGATATCAATATCACCTTCGCGGGCAACAATTCCAACGTTATTCTTAGAATTTATTTCAACATTACCTTCTGTTTGTACGAATATGTTATTCTTTGCGAAAAGATTATAATCTCCAAGTAAGTGTATTTCTACGTTATTACCTACCATCATTTGAAAATCGTTATTTTGATTAGCGCCGGAATTACTAGAAATACCAACCAAAGACTTGGTTTGTCCATTTTCATCTACATATTGCGCCGCGCCTTTATTGAACACATAGAGTCTTTCTTTACCATTTTTATTGACTATTATGTATGTCGCGCCGAAGGCTGACGTAACGCTGGTAATATCGGAATTATCAATATCACTCAACTGGTGTATCCACATTTTTGGTGTCGGTATCTTAGTAGAAACCTTAGCATTTCTGGTAGATTGACCAGCGCCATTATATTCACCAGTATCAATTTCTATGCTATCTTTAAGTGTGTTTATTTGATCCCTTTTCTCAGCAATCAATTCATCTATTTTCCTGCGTTGCGCTTCCCAATCCAATTTTCTAGGCGCTGTTGCCCAATACTTCGGATAAACGTGATTCCCGGCATCAAAGAATATCCATACTATGCTACCTAATCTTGGTACCGTGTAGATTCCCGGCGCACCGCAGGCGTTCATGACATCATCTTGCCAGTTTCCATTAGCAGGTGTCAATTGGGTTACGTGTCTTCCTGGGACATCCGCAACTATATCTTTCTTTGGGGTATATCTACCGTCCAAATCCGCTTCATCATTTATGTTTTTATCATTAAGAATGCCACCACCAAAATATAGACTCAAGGCCGGTTCTGCCCACGGAAGCTCTTCAGTTGTAGTAACTGTTGGGTCCGGGGAATGTATACCGAATATTCTAACTCTGACCCTACCTGCGTTTTCTGGATCGTTAATGTCCTCAACGATAGCTCTATGATTTCCATCAAAACGGAAATTATTACGCGATATGTTACTCCAGTCAGTAAGGTCCGACATGCTTTACCTCAATAGAAGAAAACAAGCCACACAACCTTATCTTGTTCCTTAACAACATCCATGATAGTCAATCCCTTGTAAACTTGATTGTTTTGCTTGAGATGTTCTATTAGTTTTTGATACTTTATCGGATCAGCTTCAATTTCTATAACTTTTCCAGCTATATTTTCCTCTGGCTTTTCCGGTACAAAACTTGGATTTTCAGACACAAATTGTGTATAAACTTGCTTTACGAGTTCCTTATTGCTATTTATGTAATCTGTTATCTTTTTCTTACATGAACAATTAGGGTTAGCCTGGAAAGTAACTATATCAGCAGCAATAGGTTCACATTGCTTCTTCAATAACTCAGCATATGCCTTTTCACTTCTAATAAGCTTTACGTAATATTCAACTGGATACATTGATTACTCCAATACAGATTTCTTATATAATAAACTTGCGAAGAGGTAAGTTATTACCCCACAAAATACAGGCGACAACCAAGCCACTTTGTATACCAAAACTCCCGTCAATGGATTGAAACAGAATGAAATGGCTATACCTATCCAGAAAGCAGAGCATTCCGGACACAAGAACAACCGGGCGAAAAAAGGATGAAAATTCCAAGCTATCAAATTTCTCACATAAGAAAATATATCTGAATGGCTCCATAGATGTGACGTACCTATAGACATCAACAAGAATACTATAACACCAAGAAGAATTTCAAGCATATCAATTCCTTTCTAACCACCATTATAACACAATTATTTGATAGAAAAAGTGCTCGTTGTGCGTAAATCTTTGTCGCGGATATTCCACAGATAGCCGGATACGTTAGAACCGTCAGTCATGAGCATATACTTACATTTAGCAATGATGTTCAATGATGCGTTAAATTCTATGGCGTTTTTAACTCTGTCTTCTTTTTGCGAGTGATATGTACTTTTCTGGGTAGAAGAAAATGGCAATTCAGTAAAATATACCACCCTTTCACCGTATCTCTGTAAGAATTGATCCAATATTTGCTGTTGATCGGTTTGTAAAAATATTTTTAGGGAAGAATCTTTATTGTCTATAACGGAGTAATATTTTTCGACTTCAGGTAATTTTATTTCTCTAATTTTGTCTGTTCCTCTATAATAAACACCTATACAATTTTGACAATCTATATTGTATTTTTGTTTTAATTCTTCTATTTTATTAAGAACAGCATTTGATGGAGAGAAATGACGCAAATATAAATTCTTTTCGCTTTCATTTCTTGAAAAAATTATTTTGTACAAATCATCTTCCGGTGTATCTTTATATACAGTAAAGCCATCTTTACTAAACAATCTGTCTAATTTATATCCATAGACATTAACAATGTCATTTATTTTTTTATAGTAATACGCAACAAAGCAATAAAAACCAGCGTAAGTATCCGGTTTTGATATCACTATTCCAGTTTTATTTGTGTGATTTATTACCGTCATAACGATATGATCTTGAAAATAGTCAGTATTATTATCTAATTTAGATAGATAATCATAAACTTCTTGTTCTTTTACGGAATAATATCCTATTTTCTCTTTTATTTTAGTTATCTTATCGAAGCAAAAAAAAGAGGTTTCAAAAACTGTATATACCTTATCATCAGTGTATATCGTTAAATGCTTATATTTACCAGGCAAAGGATCAGTGAACAATTCATTACACGCTTTAACTGATGGCGATTTTGACAATTCTTCTAGTAACTTTGACGTAACATCAATGTATATATTACCCAAGCCCCAATGTGCGCGATTAATTCTCATAACTATATTTATTATAGTTATGTTTCTGTACC